TGGTATATTAGTATTGTTATTGTTATTGTTATTGTTATTAGCTTCGGTTTCGCTTACTTCTTGCTTCGGTTTTGCTTCGGTTTCGCTTACGTTTTGCTTCTGTTTAGGTTTACTTCCGTTTAAGAACCGCTTTAAATTCGCTTCTATTTGCGGCTTAATAAGCAACCATAAAGTTTTAGACAACCCTTCTAACTCTACTTCTTTTTGATTAAAACCTAGTTCGAAAATAGCGTTCCATACGTCCGCCTGTACTTCCTTTTGGCACCCTTTCAAACTTTCGAAAAATGATCTATAAACAATCATGGTTTCTCTTTGCTTTTCGTCTGTCATTACTCTATATTTTGTTAATTCGTTGGTATTTTGTCTTTAATAAACTTTCAATACGTCGTGCTGAAATGATTAAAGAAGTATTGTAGTCGTTAGCGTGCGCGTTCGTTATTTCTATACAGTCTATAACTTCCTGCAGCTTTTCACGTAGTAAAGGGTGGTAACCTTCCAGTGCTAATTTAATCATACTAACCGCATAAATAACGGTGGCATGGTCTTTTTCAAACATTTTGCCTGCATCTACCAACGTGTTACCTGAAAGTACGGCCCATGTCATACCTAGCTGTCGCCACTGCATACGGTCTCTAGATCTATTTGCTATTTTCAGTTCTTCGTGTGAATACGGACAAACTAGAAAAAATTCGTGCATAGTGTAAAATTGTCGTAGTGGTAACTTCTTTTTAATTATTGCTACCGTTGTGCTGTCTTTAACCATTGTCTAAAAGCTATTTGTATGTTTACTTGTTGTTCGCTTGTTTCTGCGCTTGCGTTTTTCATTACGCGTTCGTCTATTTTGCGTATTTGTCCTATTAAATTCTGCGTTGCTATTTTCATTTCAGTTCTAAACGCTTTGTCTTCGTTTAGGTCTTCCAGGAAGTCGGCTAATACCGGAAGTATGGCTATAGCCGAAATAAGTTTTAGATCATTATTCATTTTGGTAGGTGTTTAGTTCGCATGTATTCTAATTCGTTTTTTACTTCTGTCCAATATTGCAGCGCGTTCATTCTTACAGGTTTAATACTTTCATTGTCTAACCAATTATTTATATCAGTTATTGTATGTTCATTCCATGCAAAATCAAAATTTAAATTTCCAGCCATTTTTAAAATTTCGTCAACTGCTTTTATTGCAGCGCGGTAACCACCACTTTCGACAAAATACGCGTCTGCATCTATCATTACGTCTTCAAATTTATCGTAAAGTTCTTTTGCTTTTTCTATTGGGTTCATAGTTCTTCTACGCTAATTATTACACCTTCCCAAAGGTCCGCTTTTTTACGTGCATCTTCTTTGCTTGCGGCCGTTACTATTTTATACATTTCTACCCACATTTTATGCGCGTAGCCTTTATAGATTACTTTGAATTTTTTCATGTCAAATAGTTTTTACTTTTTTGTTCGTTTTTGTAAAGGGTATTTTACGTTGTCGCTTTTTTAATTTCGCTTATCCTATTAACTAGGTCGCTATTGTAATTAGTCCACCATTTTTTACGGTCCGCATGGGTTATACCTAGCTGCCGTTTAAACTGCTCTTCTAGCTGTTTTAAGTCTGTTTTAATCTTGTTCTGCTTCATTGTCTTCTACGTAAATAAATACTTCGCCTGAACCGTTACATTCGTTGCATCTAAACATACCTGTTCTAGAGTAGTCGCCTTCGTTCGTTTGGCCTTCAACGACACCTTCGCCGTTGCAGTCTTCGCATGCAATTAAAATCTTTTCGTACATGGTTATAGGTCTGTTACGTTAATACCTGCTATTTCAATCATTGTTTCTTCTACTATATTTCGGGCCGTGTAGTAGGCCGTACTTTCAGCGTCCGTTTTTGCGACCTTCTGGTTATGGTTTAGCTGTCGCATAATTTCCTTGTAGCCTTCAATAAGTGCTTCAATTTTATCGTTCTTTTGTTCGATAATTACTGCCTGTTTGTATTCGTAAGCTGTCATGATTTAAGTTATTAAAGTGAATAAAAATAAAATACAATTCCTAAGATTAAAAGGCCGAAAAACATACCAATTAAAGAGTTAGTCTCTTCGGCGTTGCGTGGTGTGAAATAGTTAAGTAAATTTTTCATGTCGTTTTGTTTTTTTCGTTGTTGATTACCTTACAAAGGTACTGCTTTATTTTTAATACACAATAGTTCCTAACATTTTTTTGACATTTTTTTTTATCTTTTTTCAGAAAGTCAATGTTTACGCGGGTTTCAGGACGAAAAAAAAATTCACTTTGTCACGAATTTAGATTAAAAGTGTGACTATAAACGTAAAAAAGGCAGCCTTTCGACCGCCTTTTCTGTACCTAAAATGAAAAAAACAAAACTTGTGTCCGCAAATATACTAAATTCCGTTAATCATTTTGTATTCTATCCAGTTCATGTAAACTTTATTGTTTACTGAATAAGCAGAACGACAACCGTCCTTACAAAGTAACGAGTGCATAATGGTACCTGCAGCTGTCGTATAGGTTTTACTTAGTCTTACGTTTGGCGTGCCGCAGTTAGGACATTCCCAACGTTCGCCACCGCGCAAAGTCGAATAGTTAACCTTATGTTTAGAATAAGGCCGCAGTTTTTCGAATACCTTTTCTAAAATAACGACGTCGTTTTTACAATAGTCCACCATGCGTGTAAGAGCTTCCTGATCTTTGTCAAAAAGTATAGACTTCCAGGTTTCAAAGCCGCCCGTTTCTGTCTTCGCACCAACGCCTAAGTATTTACTAATATAGTCTAACTTATTAGAGTTAAAATAGAACCCACTTTTAGCGTATTTAAGCGTGTCAATGGTGCGGTAGGTAGGAAACATTTCGACGTCGTGGTAAATACAGCGTGTACGTAACCATTTAATGTCGAAGCGGTCCCCGTTGTGGCCTATTATTTCGTCCGCTTTATTTACTTCTTTAATAAACTTTTCTAGTAGCTTTTTGTCGTCCTGCTTTTTGTCCCAGGTTAAAGCATGTACTTCGTCTTCGCCTTCCCACTTCCAACACACGCAAATTATAGCGCGTTCTTTTACTATATTGTCGTGTGAAATGTTTAGGTTATATCCTATCCTCCAACTAGTAACTATGTTAGGTGAAGTTTCAATGTCGAAAAATAGTCTTTTACGTGTCATGGTCTAAAGGTATCGTAATAATCTGACAATCTATTTAGCCAACCTTTGCGGTATTTAGCGTTCTTACTTCCGGGTTTACTAATAGCAATAAAAAAGGCTTCGCGAAGTCTAATAAGTTCGTCAAATAAGATGCGTTCGTTTAGTTCGTTTGCAGCTGCTATAGTCTTAGGTCCTATTGCGCCGTCAATGGCGACGTTTTTACCTAGATTATTTAAGGCTTGTTGAAGTGTTTTAATAGCTTGTCGTTGTCCGGACCCCCACGCCATACCTGTTACTATAACACCAACGGAAAAAGACTTAAATTCGTCAGCTCTTACGCTGTCCCAATAACCGCGTTTGAAAATCTTAAACCAGTCTTCCGTATTCATGTTTAAGAAACGTTGATCGTTAAACGTTCCGAAGGTACCTACCCAGGTAGAATAACAAATACCCATGTTTGTGTGGTATTTCTTACCATTGAATAAAGTAGGACAATACATGGCGCTGCAGCTGTCCGAAGGGTCACCACTTAAACCGCCTTCCCACTTTTTAATAAATTTAATGTACGTATTTATGTCCATAGTAAAAATTTTTTACTAAAGTACACGTTTTCTTAATAGAATAAACAGAAAAATTAAGGTTAGAATAAACCCCGAAATAATAAATAAGTTCTTGAATTGGTTTAGCGTAGAGTGTTTTGCACCTAAACGTTCCTTTTTTAAGTCATTTTCACGCGATTTAAGCGCATTTCTCAAACTGTCCTTATACATTTGTCTAATCGTACGCAAACTATCGTTAAAACGCTTGTAATCGTATCGTATTTCGTAACGTGTTTTTGGTATGTAGGAAGTTCTATAGTGTATAATAGTATCTTTTGACGTTATTATTTTTTCCCAATAGGTCGTGTCATGCTTAATTACTAGAAAACTATCTACCTTAACTACTCTAATAGTGTCCGTAACGGTGTCGCATCTGTAACCTTTTTTTTCTGCACGTCTAATTAGGTTCTGAACAGAACAGGACGCTAACAATAAAATCAAAAATAAATACTTCATTTAGAAACTGTCTTTAATTGCTTTAGCTTTTTTTACAAACGACTTGAAACGTGCTATAAAACCTTTGTCGTCACCGTATTTTACTCTTATTTTCTCGTCAATACTTACGACTTCAATACTAGCTAGAAATAAACCAACCAATTTAGTTAGCGTATAGTCCACCGAAAAGACTGTCTTTACCATTTCGTTAACCATTGAATAGTCTATAAGGAAGAAAAGCAATACCGCACTTTCGTAAGTAATCATTTTACCTATTAAACCTTTTCTAAGTCTACGGCTGCTAAACTTTTCATCTGTTAATCTAATAGCCACAAACGTATCTACAAAAATAGCTATACCAATAACCAACAAAATAACCTGAATAGGCGCAAAGAACGAATAAACCGCTACAAGGCCTGCTATTAAATACTTCATACTTCGTATTTAATTAGCTCGTTAAACGTCCAGGCTATAACTTCATCTTTAGACCAGGTAGAAGTGTACGTATAACCGTCTAAATTTACGCCGTAGTCCTGCGCTTCTGTACTTAGTAACACGTCAACTTTACACGCTTTGTTTCTTAGATCATCTGTAATATAAACTACCTCTATTTTAGGGTCCGTTATTGTTTCTTCGAAGAAGATAAATTTATAGTTTGCCATAGTTTTAACTTATTGTAGTTCCGTTTACCGTACATACTCTACACCACATACCATAAAGCGCGCTTGTTTTTGCACTTGACGTAAAAGGGTTAACACCTGCTAGGTCTGTAGCAACCCCAGAAGCGCCTGCAGGTTGTGTACTTACCCAAAAATAACGTAGCGTAGTATTAAATGGTGGGTAGTTTAATTGGTAGTTAGCAAGTCTTCCCCAGTCTAAAATGTTAATCATTTCCTGCATGTTAGTAAGATACCAACCACGAAGACCGTCAAATACATTATTTGTATATAAACTACATTGGGTTGCTAGTGGGCGTGTACTTGACATGTCGCCGAAGTAATAAGCAAGTACTGTAGTACCATTATGCGTAGACCAGTCAAAAGTTACAGACGTTGTATACGTACTACCACCCGTTTTATTTGTAAACCTATTTGTATTTCCAAAAGGGTTATTTGAAAGTAATGTTAATCTATCAGTTAAACGACCTCGTTGTGTAGCTCCGTCGTCGTGTGCTGTATAAGACGTTGTTTGTCCAGTCTTTAAAAGCGTTGCGCCTACCGGTACAAAAGAAGACGTGTTTATGACTATATGGACGTGGTCTTGGTTGCCGTTATACGTTACGCTTTGAGGTGAAATAGTACCACCGCTTTGGTTTTGTAGTAAAATATCAAGGGGTTCTTCTGCGTGAATTACAAACCCATTCCCACCGTTTACCGTTATATCGTTGTTTTGAATAATATACTCAGTGGTGCCGTTTGAAGGTGTGCTAACATTGGCTATAGTGCCGTCCGCTTCATGCTTAATATGTACAATACCGTCGGGTGCTGTTATTGTCGCGTTGTCGCCGCAGTCAATAGAACCCGAAGTAATTAAAGTTGGTACGCTGTTGTATAGATCGTAGGTGGCAGGTTCACATGCAGGAAGTGTAACACTAATAGTTTCGTCCTGTACGCTTGGGTAGTAGGCATCTGAAAGTACGTTTTCGTTTTGGTCCAATACTACAAGGTGAACGTCAGGTAAAATAAGTAAACCACCGCTAGCGACCGTTGCCGTATAGCTTCCGTCCGTATTTTCAACGCTTCCGTCTGCACATTCTACAGGTGTAGGTATAATTGGTTCCATTGGTATTTCACAAGGTCCGTAAGTAGCAACCTCAAACGTAATAGACATAACCCACCCTGCTACGTAGTCCAGGTCGAAGTTGTTAATAGGTGTCATTGTAGACGTTCCTACTACGTCTAACTGCGCGTCCATGTCGTTCGTGTAGTAAACGTACATGTCTTTTAGAATAAGTTGGCAGTCGCTAACAATAGTGTTAAGGTTTGCGCGGTCTTTTTGTATAATGTCTACGCAATAGACGTTTATACTAAATTGGTTCGTGTTTAGGTCTTCTAAGTCGCTAATAGGTTCAACAAAAACTACCGGGTATTTTTCATTTTTAGTTGAAAAGTTAGGCATCTGTTCGCGAAATTCGCCGCCGTATTTCTTGATCTGCAAGTGAGCGTTACAAAACTGCTCTATTTTACTTAGTAATGTTATATAGCTTGTCATAATGTCGCGTTTTCCTGCATCTTTTTAACCTTGTTTTGTGTACTTGTTACGTCACTTTCGACTACCACTGCTTTAACCGTTAATTGGTTAGACTTATTTTCAGCGTCTTGCGGTCCGCTTGTAGTGTTCATGTTGTTTCCTTGACCGAAAAGTGAGAATGATGGCGCACCACCTCCAGCGTTTGTAGCACCTCCACCCATAGGGGGCGTATTTCCACCGCCGCCTGCACCGCCGCCTTTACTTCCGTATTGAGTACTCGCGATTTTAGCAATGTTTGCAAGTGAAGTCGTAATAGCAAAAGCAAGTGATGCAATACCTGCAGGATTCGGTACTGGACCAATGGCAATAGGTGAAGACGCTAACGAAGTTGTAACAGCTTTAAATCCGTCCATGATAGCCAAACTTAACTGCAACGCTTTAGCGACTTGAAACTGTCTCTTTGCTCGTTTCTCTTTGCTTTCTTCGTCTTGCTTTCCGAAACGGTTTGCTATAGTGAACGCGGTTTCTGCGAGGTTGTTAACCGTTCCTGCATAGTCTTCGGCTATCTTTACTTTACGCTCAAATTCAGCACGTTCTTCGGCTTCACGTTTAGCCCGTGCATCCGCTTGTATTTTATCAATTTCTTCTTGCTGTCGCTTTTCAAGTTCTTGCGTATCTAACCCGTATTGCTTAGCTTGTTCGATTAAGTTAAAATACTTTTCACGAACGGCATCCTCTTCAAGTTGCGCTGCGCTGCGTGTGTTTTGGTCGTATAGTGCAAAGAAATCTTCCTCTTCCTGCGCTCTTAATAACTGAGCATCTTTAATGACCTTTGAAAGTTCGGCTTGTTTTTTAGCTTCAGCATCAACGTATTTCTTGTTGATTGCATCTGCAGTTTGAGCCGCCTCTTGTACGTACAAAGCGTTTAAAGCAATACGTTCTTTTTCGTTAAATTTCTCATTCTTCAAAAGGTCTTCTTGAAGTCGCGCGTATTTCAGTCGGTTTGCTTCAAGTTCCTTCTCAACTCCTTCTTGCATTAAACCAACACGAAGGTCTTCAATTAAACGAGTGGCTGCAAGTCTATCTAATAAAAATTGCTTTTGTGCCTCTGCTGCTTTCTTACCTTCGGCGATTACTTCCTGGTTTAACTTTACTTCTTCGACTTTAATTTCCTGCGCCTTTGCTTTGTTTTCTTTAACCGTGTCTTTGTATAGTTTTGTTTGGTTTAGGAACGCGTTGTCCATAACCTCTAACAATTTAAGGTTATTATTTATTTCTTCCTGCAGGTATTTATTACGTTCAATTCTTAACGCTAAAGTACTTTTACCTTCGGCATCTAACAAGGCTATTTTGTTGTCCATAATACTAAGGACCTCTTGACGCTTTTCTTTTTCCTCTTCCAGGGCCGCAGTAGTTTTAGCAAGTGCTTCGTCCGCAGCAAAAGAAGTTAAACCTAACATGTCTAAGAACCATTTAACCATGTCAATAAGTGGTTTAAACGCGGCCGTTAGGAAGTCTACAAATTTAGTTACCCAACCTAGTTTATCGGCTAACATGTAAAGTGCAGCTACAACCCCTGCAATAACTGCAGCAATTAAGAATATAGGGTTAATTAAAAGCTGCGCACCTAGTTTTAGGAAGGCGCCACCTACAGAACCAATAGTAGAACCTAACCCCTTCAAAGAAGAAGAAATAGTTTTACCGTCAATTTTACCTAAACTACCTGCGAACAATTTAGCACTTTCAGACGCGCCTTCAAAGTCCATAGACATTAACTGCGACTGCATCAAACCAAACGCGTTAGACGTCTGTTCAAAACGTGAACCAGAAGCGAAGACCGCCGCACGTTCGTTGGCATCTTTAAGTTGGTCACTTAACGCACCCGCTTGTTCTGCAAGTGCCGCCATTTGTTTAGGGTCTGTTGCGTTGGCAAGTTCACCTTTTAAGGCTTTTAACTCAGATCGTATTTGTGCAATACCATTGAGTTTTATATTTATTTCCTGGTCTGCCATTATAGAATAATCATCGTGTTATCGTAGTCCCCTCTATTGCTACACGAACCTACAGGTTTAATGTCGCTGTCTCTATTAAGGTCGCTTGTAAACTGAGGATATAACGCTTTATATTCTAGTAAGTAATTAGTTAAACGCTTTTCGTAGAACGCTGCCATTTGCCCGTAATGGTCCATAACGAAGGCCGTTTCATTTTGCGAAACACTACTTGAATAGTCGCCGCTTTGTTGCTGAATACCTTTATTTTTTAATTGGTATGTTAGTCCAAACGCGGCCTGTTCTGCAGCTCGCCATGCTACGACAAACTGAATTTTTTCAACTAGCGTAGTTTCGTCCGGGTTTAATGTTTGGTCGTTATACTGAGTTAGCAAATAGTTGTAGAAATAACTACCTAAAATAGCCTGTAGGCGCATGTCACTAGCAGGTTTAACGTATGGGTATACGTCCGTAACGTCTACATTTTTTGTTATAGGCGTGTTTATCTTAAGAAAATTTTCTGTTACAAAGTAGATCATTATACTAGTGTTTGAGTGTCAGGTAATGGCGGCAAAGACGCAAGTTCACGTATTTCGTTTGCAGTCATATTTTCCAAAACTTTTGTAGCTAGATTAGGGTTCATCGCGTTAAGTGCGTTAATTACGTCACGTCCTTTTTCGTCCACCGCTGTAATAGTTTCGTTTACTATCTGGTAGTTAGTAATTTCGACATGCGCGTTAATACCTACAGCTTTAAGAAGGCCGTTAAACACGTCTGTAATGGTTTCACGTAGTGGTATAATAGTATTCTTTTCGAAAATAACGTAGGCTTGTTTAATATCTGAACCAGAACCTAACGCACCCGAAGTTCTAACCCCCAAAAGGATAGGGTCTATAGTGTGAGCGAAACAAATTTGTTCTGTATTAAGTTCACTAACACCCTTAAACAATTCGTCGTTAGAGTTTGTAGGTACATTTACAAGTTCTGGTAAACTTTCGCTGTTATTTGCGAAGAAGGCTACCGCTTTTCCTGCGTTTTCCGCGCCTTTTAGCTTGTTAACGGTGTCTTTAATTAACTGCATCTCTTCTGTGCTTTGTGGTTTCTTAGGAAACATCATAGCGAACGAAGGAAAAATTGAGTTTTGTATGTTAGACTTTTGTAAATAGGACAATTCACCACTTAAAAAAGCGAAGTTTAACGCGCTCGTATATTGCGGTAGTGGATAGTAGTCCTGTCCTACGCTCTTTTGTTCGTATACGTACAGGTACGTTCCGTCTTTACATTCTGGGTGGTATGGTTCGTAGGTCGTTATTTGAAGGCCAAAACGCCAGTCTTCGTTTACCGCGTATAAAGTTTTAGTTTGGTTTATACGTACCTTTTCAGGTGCCACCCTTTTAACGTTATACGTCTTACCGTTTTTAAGTTCAATTAAAAAGTAACAACGGCCATGTAAAATAACGTCTTTTGTGATCACTTTAAGCGTGTCTTTAAACCCTATCTTTTTACCAAAGGCGTAAAGTACTACTTTTTCCATGTCTGTTAGCTTACTTTCGTCGAAGGTATAGCCACCACCAATAGTTGCGTTTGTCTTAAAGTCTACAATAGAACCATGCAAAGGCGACATGTAGTACATTTCGTTCAAGTACTGAGGGTACAAATTGTCTTCGCCAAAACGAACGTAACCTTGCGTAGTATATCTTACGTCAATATGCGGTAGTGACAAATTGCCACCAGGTACACGCAAAAATGGCGTACTAAAACTTTGGTAACCTGTTTCTACTACTTTAAGACTGTCGTCTTTTTTAAATTTTCCCAATAAACCCATTAGTCATAAATTGAATTAGATATACCTTCGACAACCATACGGCCCTCTTCTACTTTATTTAAGCCTTCTTCGTTCGTGTTTTCGTCCACTACAATAGGCTCTAAACTTTCGTAAATTTCGTAGCGGTATTGTCCTAGTTTGAACGTCGCGTCGTCGCCTTCTGTTAAGTAGAATAAATTGTAGCGGTTAGGGTAACTTGAATAGTCAACACCAACCCAATAAACAGGGTCTAAACTTTCGTCCATTTCCCACACGAATTTAAATAACCATGTAGGCGCCTGTATAGTTGCACTTTCAGTTAACGTTAAAGCGAAGGTATTAAGCGAATTTTTTTCTAAGTATATCATACTAACTTAATAAGTACGTTTTAGAAAAGTTGGTTAAATAAAAAAAGGGGATCTATTACGACCCCCTTCCTTTTAGCGTTTATCTAATTAGATAATGTCAGGAATAATAGCAGCAGCTACTTCGTAAGCCAAAAATTCGTTTTCAGCAACGAACGTAACTGAGTATTTAGACCCGTCAGCTTTTGCTGTACCGGAACCTTCCGTAACTGCGTTTAGTTGAGCCTTTGGAAAATACCAATATTTACCGTTAGCGTCACCAACTACAAGTGCTAGGTCGCGTTGACCTTCGCCTAGAATTTTAATAGACTTAGACTTTGCAGCTTCGCGGCGGTGGAAAATTAAAGTTACAGTTTGAGTGTAATACTGCGAACCGTTAACTAGATCGTTAGCCAATTCTTCCGTATACATTCCTGTATTTCTGCGAAATTCGAACGGCACAAACTGCGCTGCCAAAGTTCCGAAGTCTGTAATAACGTAGTCTGTTACGTCAATTAAAGACGTGTCTACGTTATCTTGGTCGTTAATATAAATAGAAGTAATACCCCCTATATTATTGTCGCACCCCTTAAGGATAGAAACTAGTGTGTTACAAGCCATTTTATTTAGTGTTTAAGAGTTAAAAAAAAGGGGGCGGTTTAGACCCCCCTATTGTCTAAATAAATGATTAAGCTGGGCAAATATCTCCCCAAACCACTATCTGTGAGGTGTTTACAGTATAGAAACCTGCTTTGAAATCACTTCTGGCCCCGATACGACGGTCCAAAGTAGTTTTAGAGAAGTCAACAATTTGTAGGTTGTCCTGGTCACCTTCTGCATCTAGAGCGTAAATGAAGTTAGTGTAGTCAGACAAAATAATTGTGTTTGCAGGTAGTCCGTACTCAACTACTACAGGAATATCTAAGTAAGTCAAAGACAAACCAACTGTTACGTTTGTTACGTTGTTTTGTGCAGCTGTAGCAATACGGTAATTTGCCGCTACGTCCGCAGAAACTTTAAACTGCATCATTGAAGGGTTAACCAACATTTCAGGTGTAGCATCACCCAAAACAGTACCCATTGTAGCAAGTACGTTAGATGAAGTAATTGCTGCAGTTCCAGAAGGGATAAAGTCCCCTGCGTCACACAAACGGAACAACCAACCATTACACAAAGACAATACACCTGCACCTTCTGCTACGTTACCTTGCCACATGATCTGCGCCAATTCTTGGTGTCCTTTCTTCGCCATAGTTGACCAGAAGAAGTTCATAAAAGAAGCTACAGAAAAATCTGAGTTAGAACCTTTAGCCATTTCCAACGCCAACCAAGACTGCTCTAAGTCAAACTGACAAACAGACGCCTGCGAAGTCAAAGCACAAACGTCAATTTCTACTGCTGATACTTCTGCCTGTGCAGGGTCGAAATCGCAGCCACTTTCTTGTAAAAGTCTACCGAAGGTTACGGTTGCAATTTTTGTCTTATTTTTAATCGAAGGCAAAACACGGTAGTTTGTTACTGCGTTTTCCATTCCGTAAAGAAGTGAATAGTATTCACTTGGGTTTGCTTGCAATAGAGCCGACGCGTCTACTGTCAAATCGAATTTGTACTTTTTAGCCATTTCTTATTTCTTTAAGAAGTTTACTACTTGATTGAATTTTTGTGCAGCTGACATTTTAACTTCTTCTACGGGCGCTGCTTCTTCCGTATTAGTCAATTCATTTTTAAGGTCTGCAATAACTTGTAGAATTTCGCTAACGCGTTGTTCTAATACAGGATTAACAATAGCTAAAATAGCTTCAGTGTCCGCTGCAGGGTCAATAGCTGCTTCAACTTCTACTTCAACTGCAGGCTCTTCCTCTTTTGTAGGTTCCTCAGTTGGTGCTTCTGTTGGTGCTGCCATTTCTACTTCTGTAGACGCTTCAACTTCCATAGCTACCTCAGTTTCTGGCTCTTGAACTTCGACAACTACACCGTCTTTTACAACGATGACCGTCCCGTCTTCAAGCGTGTGTTCGCCTTCTGGTAACATATTATTTGTTTTTATTTGGTTGCTTAATTTAAGGCCTAAAAAACCTTCAATAGAAAAGCCTACTTGACCTGCTTCGACTAGTTTATTGTAGTAGTCCGTGTCTGTGACCTGCGCCGTCACCATTAAAGTACCTTTAGGCACGTCAATTCCGAAGGTCGTTTTTGCTTTGTCGCCTTCGGGGTTGTCAACAAGCCACGCTTCAAGAATATAGGCAGGTACAATTTTGTCGCCTTCGTGTTCTAGGTTGAAAAGGTTTCTATTGTTCAAGTTCAACATGAAGTCCTTGAAAATAGTGTCTATTTCCTGCTCGGTAAATTGAACATAATACTCGCCCATCTCATCGTCACGTCTGTAAATGTCCATTGGAATCATGGCAGGTGCAGTAATACGGTACTTTTTCTCGTCTGCGAAGTGGCTCTTTGCTTGAGACTTAAACGCTACACCCTTAACCAATACGGCAGGGTTTGCGGTGAAAGCTATTGCGTCAACTCCAAGTGGCTCGGTGCCGTCGTTGTATGCTTCGTCTATAGTGATTTTGTAAGTCGGTAGTCCTTCCATTGACTTAATAAGTACACTTAAAATGTTTTGGTTAATTTTTAAACAATATTTTTATACCTTTGGTTAAAATCTAAGCAATGAAAAAAATGACAGTTACTAAAAAAATGATTAAGAGTGACGAGAATTTAATGTGTCATTCACAAATTAACTTACTTTGTCATGGTCATTTAATTGAAACTTATGGATTGACTTTGGAAGAGTTATTTATTTGGAACATGGAAGAAAGCCCCGAATTTAAATATGCTTACTGGGAGTGCGGAAGAGTGCCACGAGTTGAAGTATTAACCAATGAAGATTGGGGGACAAATGTAAGAGCAAGAATATATTTTGAAAAACCAATAAACAAAAACAAATGATACAGATGTACGGGGTCGAAATTCCCAACCAATTAAACGAGTTGACTATACAACAATTCGATGAACTCAACAAAATAGAAAATAATGCAGAACTAGATACCATTGAAAAGTGGATTGAAAAATTTATCTATCTAGGTGTACCTGAAAAGGCCTTCGACAACATGGAGTTAGAAGAGTTTGCTAACTACATTAAATTATTTAACAAGTCCGAAGTACCAAACGCTGCAAAAGTTACTGAATTAGTCATTGACAAATATACCTACCAGGCTAACGAAACTATAGGCGTTAAAGACTTAGGTTTATTAGAGCGAATTTACCGCAGCAAAGCGGACGACTTCTGCGCGCAAACGTTAGCTATTTTATTTAAGCGGACGGACCTAACCCGGACTGAACACTACGCACCTGCGCATCTAAAGTTTAAGGTGAACCTTATGAAAAAACAAAGCGCGGAAATAGCCTTCCCGTACATTATGGAAATTCTACAAAAAATTACTGCAATTTCTGAAAAGAAGGTAGAAGAAATTAAAGAAGACGTAACAGAATAAAGGTGAATTTACCTAGAAATTGGAACGAAGTAACGGTTAGTCAGTGGCAGGAGCTTATGTCTATTGACCCCGTAGAATTTAACAGCGTATTCCTGCAAACAATAGAAGGCCTATCTATACTTTCTGATACAGACCCCGAAGAAATAGAAGACCTTACACCCGAAGAGTTAGTAGATCTAGCTTCTAAAGTTAGCTTTACTAAGCGTGAGCCGTCTAATAAACCTAAAGACATGGTTAAAGGTTTAAGATTAAAACCGTTAGACGCGCTTACGCTAGGGGAGTTTATAGATTTAGAATATTATACTTTACAAATAGTACAAAATTTCGATATAATACTTAGTATATTATACAAACGTTGGAAAACGGACGAGTGGGGTAACGTTATTTTTGAGCCGTATTTATACCCCCTAGTGAGCCGCAAAGAAATATTTAGCGACGTGTCTATAAACGAAGTCTTTAGAGCTGTATACAACTACATTGAATACGCTAACGACTTTAAACAGCGCTACGAAAATCTATTTAACCCGGTAATAGAAGAAGAAGAGCCTGTAGAGTTAGACGAAGAAGACCTTAAAGCCGAAGCCGAAGAAAAGGTATTTAGTAAATGGTCGTGGGAAAAATTACTTTACGATCTATCTAACCAGGACCTAACTAAAATAGACGCCATTACAGACCTTAATTTAGTCTTCGTCTTTAACATGCTTTCAATGGTTGAAGAGCTACAGCTAAACAAAGATTAGTTTACCAATTCCACCAGTGCGTAGCGTAGTCGTAGGTTCCGTCCCAATTCTTTTTACCGTCTGAACCAAACAAGTTATACGTAATTTCTAGCTTAATGTTGTCAGGTGTTACGTTTATGGTAGCGACGTCCAAAATTGGGTAGGTCTTTTGCATCCAGTCTAAATATTCGCCTATAGCATCTGAAATAAACTGCTGTCCTAGTGGACTATCTAACGCCTTTTGAGTAATAAAGTAGGGTCTAATTTCACCACCGTTTGTTAGCTTCGCGCCTTTGTCCAAAAACATGTAGTAAAAGATAGCGTTAATTGTAACATAAAGCCTATTTAAGTCACCACTTGCAGCTGAAATACGTATACTGTCGTGCATGGTTCCTGTACCTTCGCCACTTTCATTAAAACCAATTTGCGTTATAGCTTGCTGTATTGCTTTTTGTAGCTTGTAACGCGTTTTATATTTAATCTTAAATTGACCCTTCATAACATTTAAAGTAGTGTCTTCGTCTTTTGGTTAAATGAAATACCATTTATTAAGCGCGCCACAAATTAAAGTACGTGTAGCTAGTGGTGCTATAGTTATAGTTGCAGCGGACCCGTCTATAGTTGAACCGTTAACGTTTAAGAAGGTGTTATAGTCTGTAGACTTAATTACTAAAACTTGACCTATTACAGACGTCGTAGGAAGGTAAACCGTAATTGCTGCAGGTGGCGTAGCTATTAAACAATAGTCGTCTGTAGTTATATAGTAGTCCGCGTCAATATTTAGGACCTTAAACACTACGCTTCCGAAAAGGTTAAGAGCTGTAATATTAGCGACATCTGTAGTTATTCTATTTGTCGCTATACCTGTTTGGTCCAGGACTTTATTGTTACCTACTATAATACCATTAACACCAGGTTGTATAACGTTACCCTGGCCGTAAATTGCACTAACAGAAGTAGACGGTACCGTATTGCCGACAAAACTATTATCCCAATGTATACTGCCAGTATGAGTAGATAGGTCGCCTACCGTCGTAGGTGTTACGCGTCCTTTCTTAAATGGTGCTAGATCTATTTCCGTGTCCGCTGACATTAACTCTACTTTCGTTAAGTTGTTCGCGTTGCAGTCGTAGTCTATAACCTTGTTAATGGTCCACCAACTATTGTCTATTCGTATCTTAGAATTTAACTTTAGACTTTGTATGTCGTCTTCGCGTAGGTTAAAATACGCCGTTAGCATCTTACCTACGTTTATTTGATTTACCGTACGTCGCCAATATAAGTTATATAGGTTGTTATTCGTTACGCTATAACCTTCGTAGAACATGTAGTCTGGTTGTGCAAATAGAATATCGAACGTAGGGTTAACGGGGTTGTCCCAATGGTGCAAAATTGGGTAGGTCGTTACGTTCGTTTCGCCTGTCGTTCCATAGTTATACAAGTTGTAGGCGTCACACGTTCCTACACCACCGTCGTGTAAAATTCGTATGTTAACTTTAGGCGCGCCTGACAAAGTAGGAAGGTAAGCGTCAAAGGTACTCTTTACAATTGGCGTTGGACTGAAAAGAATTTCCTTGACATCTATTCCCTTAACGTACTCATTGTCGAACACGTACTCTAGCTGTCCGTAAATTTCCTTAGTCGCTTCAAAGTAAATTTTATTGGGGTCGTCGCTGTCGTTCTTATAGGTTAGTATTAACTTCTTCGCGCTTAGTTCCGGAAGGAAGTTTAACGTTTGGTCTTTGTCTTTGGCTAACTTATAGGTCCAGTCTATTTCTGCGCCGCTGTCGTAGTAGTCATCGCGGTGCATAAGAATAAGATTGTTAGGTATTTCGTTGTCCTGTTCGACGTACAGGTTATACATGGTAAAAATAGACTTAATAAAGTCCGCTTGTTTCACCTTGTTAGGTACCGCGTTGTTCATGTCAATTACGGCGCCATAACCTAGAATATTAGACGACGGTAGTATACGTACTTGCAGGTTAGTAAAGTCGCATGTAGTAATTATAGGCGTAGGTACACCACCTGCAAACCAAGTAGTACCTATATTCATTGAACACCCACCTAACAGATCTAGCGTGTCCGTAGTAATTACGTTACTAACTAACAAAGTCACTGTACCCGAAACGGTCCCCATTAAAGTAGTTCCGTTTGGTATAAACGAAAAGAACGAAACAGGTACCCCTTGCGGCGTTGCTGAAATAGAGTATAAAGTCCCGTTTTTATTTACTGCAAAAATTGGTGAATAAGTCGTAGAACCAGACTGCAAAAAAGCAAATAGGCCACTAGAATTAGTTAGGCTAATTTCTGCGGTGTAGTTTATTTCTATTGCTATATTTTCGCCACCCTGCAGGTTTAATGGTACGTCGTATACGCCCGTCGTAGGGTTAAATAAATTAAACGCGTCTTGTGTTTCAGTCCACCCCGTCAATGGGTCGTAGAACGTAGTAGAACCACCCGAAGTTACTATAGAGTTTGTGGCGTCCACTAAGTAGTCGTTGTAATCTACTAGGTTAGCTTCGCCGTTAAAAGGTATAATAAGTTTGTCGAAGTGTGCGGCCGTCAACGTGTCCCAAGTATAGCTAAACCCTGCGTTACTAAAGATACGGTCGAAATACGTCTTAGCATAAATGGCAGGTTTAAGTTCCTGCAATAGGTAGCTATTCGTGTCCTTAAATGGTAGTAGGTATTTATAGCCGTCTACCTGCGTATTGTCGTAGCTGTCTATTACATTTTCCGCGCGGTATTCGTGGTTAAGGTCGCTAAAGTCTAGATCTGTTAGTTCTTTATTTCCTAGCTTAGTGTAGAAGTCGCTACTTTCATCTTTAATTAGTACTTCGTATTCTACTTCGTTTTCGTAGTCCGCGGTTACTTGCGACTTGTTAATAGATATTAGCTGTAGGTAGCCGCTTTCAAGTACAGGTATACCGTTCTGTATTACGCTGCATCTAGTCAACGTGTTTATGTTAAACGTCCCTGCCTGTATGTTTACGTCGTAGTAGTGGTTTAATAAGTTGTGGTTATTGTCCGTTCCGGTTAAGGTAATGGTCTTACTAAACGCTCCCGACTTTTTAGATACGTCGCGTATGTCAGCTACACCAAAATTTAAAGGGAAGGCCGTACCTTCTTTAACGTCCAGGTAGCCTGTCTCTAGTTGTATTTTTACATTCATATATTTACCTTATCCTGGTTCGCCAACTTAATAGTAACCGTTTTTCTAAATAGGTTCTTATTGCGCTTCTTTTCTACTTCAAACGAATTGTCCATAACTTGACATGCTAGGTATTCTTCGCCGTTCCAAAAGTAAACAGAAGGGGAGCTAATAAGTTCCTGAAAGTATACGGCCATTTCTTCTGTTATCCAGTTACTATTTAGCGTGAACGTTTTTTCTACTACACTAGAGTAAGTGGTTAGGCCTGCTTCTGTATTGTCGTAGGTCCATTGACCGTCTGCAACGTAGCCTTGCACGTCTTTGTTAAACGCTTGTTTAGTGGCCGTACCGTTTTCAGTATAGCGAAGTTGGAAGGCAAAACTACCCCACGACCCCATGCGGTCCAGGAAGGTTAAATGAAAGTCATTTATTGCGCAACGCTGATCTATAGTAAACCGCCATGTAGCACTATCTGTTGGCACGTCCGCGTCTATAAAATAAACGTCGTAGTAGGTCGTGTCGTCTTTAACCAATGGTAACGTACCGCTTAGTTCTTCTAACGTCATTCTACCTGCTACCTTTAGTTGGGTAGTTATTTCTGTATTGGTAACGTCATACTTAAAGACGTCGCCGTTAGAGTTAGTAAAAATCATTTTACCGCTTACGCCTAAATTCATACCGTTAAACCAAAGGTCCTGCGTTGGTGTTATGACCATACCAGACTGCGGACATGAAGTTAGAAACAGCGCCGAAGGGTTGTCTAAAACATAGGTAAGTAGGTTATAGGTGTTAAACATTTTCCATGGCAAAGCACCATTGAACACCCACTTGTTTAACTCTTCTTCAATGTCACGTGTCACGGTCTTACGTTTGTCCGCGTAGGTTACCGTACCATTTTCTGTAGGGTCCACCACGTTAGACCATAGCGCACTAATAGTTAGGTCCGTCGTTCCTGTTACAGCTATAACGGTCCATAGTCCAGTTATTAGAGTATTGGTACCTGCATCTACTACTACCTGGTCGCCTACGTTAAACGTGTGCGCAGCCGTTGGTGTTATCTTTACATTGCCGCCATTGTTAGTTAGCGTGGCCGTATAGTTGTAGGTTACTATATACTCTTCGCCTACCTTAACGTCGTATTCGTACCTGGTGTTTGGGGTGTCCGCTTCCGAGTAGTTAGTAGGAAAAAAGTCTACAGAAACTTTTGAGCTTAATAACTTGCTTAGATCTACTTCGCCGTAACCAGTTCCGTATGTTGGTAGTACACGGTATTCTGCTATCTTATTCGCGGTGCCTGCTTCGTAAATGTCGAATATATATCTAAACCCTTCGTTGTTCTTATTGGTCGAATTGTAGATAAACTTACAAGGGTTGTAAGCAGGCGTGAAGTCCTGCGGTGCTGCTATTAGTGTCATTGCCATACCTTAAAAAGTAACGCGTCCGTCTTTTGGTTAGAAGGCCACGTAACCGTCGTCCGTATAGTACATTTCTTTTATAAAGGTCGTAGCGTACCGGACCGCGTCCATGGCGTCGTCGTATAGCTTAACAGGTTCGTCTAGAATAAGGTCGCCTACCTTCTTCCATTTGTAGTTGTCGTATTCCTTTTTTATGTTAGGTTCATCTTCGCAAAATACGCCGAAAGTCTTAACGTAGTTTATACCCATTTTCACGACCTTGTTTGCGTTGTTTACGTTATACCCTGCGTTCTGCATCTCAGCTATTATTTCGGGCCGCGAGTAGTCCGCTAGTATGTCTACCGTCTTTTCAATGTCCATGTCTTTAAACTTTTCTATTAGCTCAGAAGTCGTTAGGTAGCTTTGGTATATTACAGGCTCAATGTAAACGTCACCGTCCGACCAATAGACGCGCACTAACGCGGTGGGGTGGTTATACCCGAAGTCCAACCCGTAGACGTAGTTAGTAAACCTTCCTGGTCTACTCTTAGTAAATGTCCAGTTGTTGTATATATTGCTTTTACTTATAGCCTTTTCACCTAACGCGTAAATTTGGTATAGCGCTTCGTCAGTTCGTTTAAGGTCTTCTATCTGTCGCTTAATACTTTCGGGCAGGAACGGGTTGTCTTTGTAGGTGGACTTAATAAGCGTACTTTCATGCGGCGGTAGTTCATACAACCAGGAAGAAGAGTCCGAAGGGTTATAGTCGAAAATTAGCTTGTCTTCCGTACGCATGTTTAATTGCTGAAAGTCTTCGAACCATAACTCGTTAGCTTCGTTGCACCACCCAATATCTCGTTTACGGCCGCGTATCTTTTGCTCGTCGTCCACGCTAAAAAATTCTACTATAGATCCGTTAGGGAACCTATAAATATTTTCGGACATGTTATGGTTTGACTTTTCGTAAATGTCCAGGTCCTTAAGTATTTCGAAGAAGTCACGCATGACCGTAGCGCGCAGTGCAGGGAACGTCTTACGTACTATACTTACTACCTTGTTGGGGTTTTGTATACAGTACACTATAACCATTTGACATAGGCTATAGGTCTTAGACGAACGGCTACCCCCCTCGTTGACTATAAACCTAACTTCGCGGTTAGTCAGCGCGTCCCAATTTCTCGCAAAGATATTAGTTGCCTGAATTTCCATTAACTATCTTAACGGTTACAGGTTGGTTCATTTTGTCCCCTCCGGTAGTTACGTCCGTCTTTTCGGTTAGGCCATTAAGTCGTGCTACGATATTGTTATTGTATTGGCCAATTAAAGCACCTTCTATTTGGTCCTGGCGTATCTCTTCCTTTATGCGCGTAACGGTGCTTACATACGCAGAATATTCACCCCCCACATTATAGAAGTATCGGTTAATATCTGACCCTGCCCTATTACAAAACGTCTTAAACCCGTCAATGGTTAACGGCGGTGTATGCTCTTCGTATACTACGCCTTTGTTCGTGGCCTTTGGTATACGTCTTACTCTTCCTTTTGTAGCTTCTATATACGCGTTAAATAGTTCATATAGGTCTTCTGGTTCTTTTAGGTATTTACTTTTCATCTTTATTCGTCTTTTTAATGAAATGGTCTAAAAATTCGTCTTCGCTTATTTGCTCCAAACATAGCAGGCCGTCAGCGTCCGTAAGATAGAGTATAACATGATCGCCATTAGACTTTAGGTTCTTTTCAAGTGCCACGGCGAACGCTGTCATGTTCTTACCAGTATCTAGTAGGTAGTACTTAGCCATTTGTGAATAGTTTACCTACGGTCCCTAGTTCGTTAATTACGTCAGGGTTATTGTCGTAGTGGGTTTGTATACCTAGTTCTTTTATCTTTTCGACTTTGGCCTTATTGCTTCCTGTAGCGTATATTCTGCTTTCAGGTATTCCTAACGCCTTAGCAGTATTTAACATTCTGTCTATACTTCTTCTAGCTGAAATAATATAAACCGTGTTTCCGTCGCTTATTTTGCGTTTAGCTAGTTCCTTACCTTTTTCAGTGCTTAAAACGTCGTCGTAATCAAACGAAATTTTTTCATTTACAAAGGCTTGTTTATACCGTTCAATTATATTCATTCGTGTTTCTGTCCAGGTGCTTTCACAAACGGCGTAACGTTGCGCTTCATCTGGGAACGACGTCTTACTTTCGCTGTCGTCCATACAACGTGTTATGAAGTCGTCGTGTGTTTCGTTTGGGTTAGGCTTAGGCATGGTCCGAAGTTTCGCCTGTTAAGGCAATTAAATAACATAGATAGCTAATTAAAGACCACCCCGAAAACTGCATAGCGTGTGTAGCGTCGTTGTAAATTAGACTTAGTGCCGCAACGAATACTAAACAGGCTACCAGGAAGGCGAATAAGTGGCTTAACTTCATTTTCTTTTGCGTTTAGGTTTAGGTTGTTCTACACCTTCGTAGGCTATAGTAGGTAGTTCCGTCTTTTCAACGACCTCATCGAAGTATTTACCCAAGTTCAACCCCCACTTTTTCGCGGTCTCAATGTCCTTTTCGGTAAGCTCTTCTATTTTCTTCGTTATACGCACTTCGCCTAACGTGTATTCTACGCTGACGTCTTTATATTGGTTCTTTATCTTTAACATAGTTTCTAAATTTTTCCTTTATGTCGTTAATGTAAATAAGCGCACTTGACGGGTCAATGTTAAAATGGTCCGCAAGGTCGCGTTTTGTCCGTTTACCCTTGTCAAAATAGACCTCAAAAATAATTTGATCTACGCGGTTTAACGTATTTACAAAATCCGATATATCTATTTTAAGTAGTAGGTTGTCTGTTTGGTTATTCGTGTCTGAAATGTCAAAGTCTAGATCTACCGGGTTAAGTCGTTCCTTTAGGTTCGTTTGTGAATTGGTTCTTATTAACTCTAACAGTATAAACCCGAAGGCTAAACGCGGTATTTCATCTTCTGTAATGGTGTCAACTTTGCCTACTACGTACAGGTAGGAAGAAGATACTAAACTTTCAGGCTCTATATTTTTCTTTAGTTGCGTTATTCGTCTTTTCGCAGCTAAAACAAGCGTGTTATAGTTGTCACTATAGAATTTATCTATTGTAGCCTTCATACCATTCTAAAAAGTCCTTAGCGTATATCCTACGCTGCACTGACGAACACATGCAATAGTTAACGGTTCTGTCGGCGTACTTGTTATAGACGTCTCTAACGCGGACAATAGTAACCTTATTAACCTTACCTGCGTTAAATTCGTCTTTTAGCTGCTCAAATAGGCTTATTTCCTGCGGCTCCATACTTCATGTACCATTTGAAGTCCAAAAACAATAAACGAAGACACTACCGCCTTTTCAAAAGACCAGGTAATAGCCAACGCGGACCAGAACGTGCAGCACTGCCAACACTCTAAAGACCCGAAAATGTATTCTACAATAGGCCGCGGCTTCATTTTGGTGTATAACCAGTCAGCTATAAACTTAAACGGTTCAAACTCTTGAATAAACCACCCTAACGCAATTAAAAAAAGATACTCCATTTGTTTAAATTTTAATCAAATATACGATTATTTTTTAACCAAAGAAAAAACAGCTATTTACTGCCATTAAAATTTAGTTAATAGTTCTCTACTTAAAAAATATCCTTTACCATGTCCTAAGTCTTTAATATTTTCTTCTTTGATTAAGTCACATTTATAGGCCCACCCAATAAATTCAACTAGATCTTCATCTACATAGGCTAAAATATACACGTCTATATCATTATTTACCTTTAAGGTGCTTAATAAATTGCCGTTTTTATGCTTTGTAGACTTTATGTCATACCTAAAACCTTTTGGCGTTACACCGTCGTAGCTACCACTTCGTGGACTTAAACCAAAGTCAGGAAAAACGTTAATGTATTTAGCAAACGCAAATTCGGCTTTAAAACCCTGTATGTCTGCATCTACTCCGTCTTGCGTTCCAATTTTGGCGTCAAATACATTATTTGAACGTGCTATATTAGACCTTTGTTTACCTATATATTCACATAGATCTAATTCGTGTTTATCTAATTTTATTTTCATAGTAAGTAAATTAAAAACCCCAACTTATTCGTCAGGGTTTAAACGCTCAAAAGGCGGTAGTTGAAAGATATAACGACAAATGTCTATTTTAGTTCGTCTTTTCGTCCTATAGTTGCGGTGGTTTTTATCTATCTTCCTTCGCTTCATAACGTCCGTCTATTAGTGCATGCGCTATACGTTCTACAGTGGTCGTGTTTAGGCCGCCTTCGTTGTTTAGTAATTTCTTTACCTGTGAAAACTGCACTTTAGATCTTCGGCAAAACGACCGCATACTTTCAGTTTCTAAACGGACACTAATAGCTTCCCGTAAGAAGCTATTTAGTCCTGTTAGTTCAGCTACCCTCAAAACGGAAGACCTGAAGAGTTAGCAATTTTTTCGCTGGTGTTCTGCGGTTCGGGTTTAAAAGGAGTTGACACCTTCAAAGACAAAAATTGTCCGTTTTTACCTTCTTTTACCCAACCTGCTAGGTCATAGTCCACACCGTTAATGTTAATCTTACCCTTGTAGTTAGGGTGTTTGTCTTCTGTTTTGTTGTTGTTTGTGAACAATACACCGCTGTTCGTGTTGTCGTAGTTATTCATACTTGTTTATTTATTGGTTTTAATTTGCTCTTTAATTCGTTCTAAGTATAGGCATAGGTCCATAGCTTCTTCCTGGGCATGCTGTAACCAGTCTAAAGTTTCTAGATCTGTACGTTCTAAATTGGTTCCGTATTTTTCTAGACCCTTTTCGCTACGGTCTAACATTTGGTGCAGGACCTGCATAACTATTTTATCTGTTTTCATCTGTTTTATATTTTTCTTTGTATAAATTCATTACTAAATTCCAAAATCTAAGGTTTTTACCACCGCATATATTCATTGCTATTTCTTCCCATATTTCATGTTTACGTGCAAATTTGCTTTTCCATGTTCGGTTTTTATATTCTATTCGTTCAAGTTCTTTTTGTGCTAATTCTTTCATAGTCGTTCAATTAGTTCGTTATAGTATTCTCTTGCGTGTAACAGCTTTTCTTTAACCTTTTCAATGTCTTCGTCAAGTAAGGCTATTAAATACGCTCTAACACGCTTATTTTCGCTAATATGGCTAAATTCGTGTTTAGCTCTTACTTCGTTTTCGGTTTCTTCCGTGACATCAATCTCGAATTTCTTCCATGAGGTGCGTCTGATTTCATCCTGTACTATTTCTTCTGGTGTATCTACTAGACAATAAACTACACGCGCTTTATATTTACCAGTTAGCCACATGTAACCTACTAACTGCCAATAGTAGTCTTTGTTAGATAGTTCATCTTCGAACCATGGGAAAGTGGTACCGTCCCAACTACATTTTATGTCTACAATTTCGTCTTCTAATACAAGGTCAGGCGTTCCTTTAATAAATTCGTTTTCAAAGTAGTCCGTGTTTTTGAGCGCAAACGGCAAATTTAGGACTTGTGACGCCATTTCTATAGCTAGGTCTTCCTGAGTGTTACCCTTGTCAGTATAACGGCTAGAAAATTCCTTTTTAATTCCGAATTTTTCTTCTAATACTAGTTCTTTAAGATACGTTTTAGCGGTTTGAGACAAGACCTCCCCCTTTGATTTGGGGGAAGTCATTATCTTACCTAACGAGCTGCAGCGAATTTTCATAATAACAATAAGGCTTTAGTTTGTAGATCTGTTAATTGGTAACCTGACAACGCCTTTTTAAACGCTTCTGGTGTCATTTCTTTATTAGCTATTTTAGTTAGTCCATTTTCAAAACGTTCCTGCGTTATAGTTGGTTTCGTGTTTTTAACCGTTGCGCTAATTTCGTTACCGTCGTCGTCAATGGCCTGTAGTGACATAAGAGACTGCAAAGACGCGCGGCGGTAGTATGTCGTAGCTCCTATAAGTTTTTGCGGGTCCAGGACTTCCGGAAGTTTAAGCGTTGACTTAACACATTCGCCGTTTTCAATGTCTATAATCATTGTTTCAACGCAACCGTCTACAATAGGCTGTAATAGAAGTAAACCATGTTCTAATAAAATAGGTTCTACCGTTTCTAATAACGCGTTAATGTCAGCGTATGACTTCTTAAAATGGGGGTTGTTAGCGTTCTTAACTACCTTACCAATTTTCTGCTTTGCAGCGTGTAGCTTTGGGTAAAGACCCGCTACTTTTACCACTTCTTCAATGGTTTGTTCTGTTTTTTTCATCGTGTTTTGTTTTTATGTTTAGGCAAATATACGCTTTATTTTTAATACACACTATCTTTTATCTTTTTTTTATACTTCGCGATCATTTCTTTTAACTCTTCTTTGTCCCATTTCTTCGTGTCGTGGGCAAAACTTTCTAACCAGGCGTAACCGTCCCAACCTATTTTATTTATTAAGGCTTCGCGGTAGGCTATTAAGTTACCGTGTTTGTGTTGGTTGCAGGCCACACATTGCGCGTGTACGTTGTCCGGGTGGAACCTAACGGAAGAGTGTCCGCCTGCGCTCCAAAAATGGCCCGCGTCATACTTTGCGCCTAAATGTTTACCGCAACTTATGCAGGGTTGGTCTTTGTCGCGTAACCTTACCCACTTGTTAAATACCTGCTGCGCTAATTTAAGGTAGTCCGAAGTAGTTAGTAGATCTTCCTTTTGTTTTTTAACCTGGTCTTTTTTTATTTTGGCTAGGTTCTTTAACGCCTGGTCCGTCTTTTTACACACGTAGCAAAATTTATCTAGAGTTGAAAATGGTGTAAAATTTTCGCCGCACTTTTTACATGATTTCATTTCATTATTTCTTTAAATTTTTCAAGGTCTTCTTTTGAAACTCCAATACTCGTCAAGTCCGATTTGTCATAAATACCACTTTTAATTTTTTCAGCATAAAATACTGAGTGTATTTTGTGAAATGGCATCCCTTCTAAAATCATTTCTTTAATATGATTAGCTTCTTCAATGGTGTTAGACACGTGTTCTTGAATTGCCACATGACAAATTCTGCAAAGTAAAATTAAATTATTTTCTTCATCTGTACCACCTTCACATTTTGCTAATAGGTGCGCACGTTCTAAATAATTACATTTATGTCCACAACCCCAACAATAATTTACACTAAAGTCTTCATCATGTTTTGCGTTCCAGTATTCAACTATTTTTGACTTGGTTGGCATGTTTCTTTTTTGGCTCATAAGTAAAAATTTATCCATTCTAAAACCTCATCATTAAAAGACCATTTCTTAGTGATCGTATAACTACCTTTTTTGCTTCCTGGTTCAAATGGTGCATCGAATTCGTCCTGTAGGAAACGGAAGTCTTTTTCTATTAAACTTTTACAATAAATGGTGTCCGTTTTTCGGTTAATTATTTTGTGCATCTGGCTAACTGTTCGTTCTTGCAGCTGTAATTCATTACAAATTATAGCCAAACGTCTCATTTTTTCTCTTCCTTTTAGGTTCATAACAATATTTTTAAGTCGTTTACTTGCTTTTTTAGCTCTAAATTTTCCGTGTGAATAGAGTATATTTTTTTAATTACGGCGTCGTGGTCCGCAATTAGCCGCTGAAATACTAACTGCGCTTCTTTAAGTTCAATTAACCGCGCTTCCATAGGCGTAATAAGGTCTAACCTGGTGGGGTGGTTTCGCTTAATGTCTTCTACACTAAGTGCTATAGCTTTGTCTAACGTTCGAAGGTTAATCTGAGCCGTTAGAATATCTAGTTGTTTGTCTTTTGTCATGGTTAAAATGGTAAGTCGTTCTTTGTAGATCTATTTCGTTTAATTGGGTCCACGCCATTAAATAAAAAACCTAGGCCGTAGTTATAGTAAAATTGTAAAGGCCTGTTAGACATGGTTTGCGCCCCTCCGGTATCTTTGTCTTTAATTTTGTCAATGTCAATAAGCGTAAAAAATTGCATGCTTTCTAATTTTGTAAGGCGGTGAACGTTTACCCAGTCGTCGCACATGTTCGCGAAAAGTTTACCACCTTCGGCCATTGACTTGTTAGGTACCATAGGCTGACCTTCCCATTCATGGCCTATAGGGTATTCCATGCTTTTACGTCCTGTAGCTGTTACAGGGTGCATAGACAAATAGGCCGTCTTTTTGTTCAATTTACACCAACGTTTCAAATAACGAATAAATTTTATATTGCTTTCGTAGTTCATGTCATGATCTAGTTGGTTAAAAGGGTCTATAAAATAGCCGTCTGCAGGTATTTGTTCAAACTCTTTAAGCAAATTTTCGGGTGTATATTGTAGCTTATTGTCTACGAAGAAAAAATAATCTTCCAGGTAGTCGCAAAATTCGTCTATTTCTGCATGCGTTAACTTTTTATAGGGTATACCTGCATACATTTGTATTAAGTCGCGTAGTACCTGGCCTTTAGAATTTTCATCTGTCCATACTCCCCACTTCAAACCATGGTTAGTAGTTAGTGCTAACATGTACCAGGTCATAAAATACGTTTTACCGACGTTGTCACCGCCTAAAATTCCTACGTACTGACCGTATTTAAACCTTAGTGAATTGTCAAACTCGCAATTTATACCTAGACCCTGCGCAATTTTACCGTCTTTATAGTCATGTAGGTAGTCTTTTGCGCTTCCTTTACTTAATACCATACATTTTAAATTGTCGTTCCATTTCTAAAACTAAAGGGTCCGTAGCTTGTTTCGTTTCTTTAGGTAGGTATGGTAACGTGTTATTTAACGTAGTCTTCCAATTTTTAATTTTACGGGTTTTACCGTTGACATTTACGCTCCATTCGTTACTGCTCCATGAGTGGTATTTAAGTCTTAACGCGTCGTTAGAAACTTCCGGTAGTTGTGCTAAACCATACGCCACAAACTCGTCTAGAGTTGGTATATTAGTATTGTTATTGTTATTGTTATTGTTATTAGCTTCGGTTTCGCTTACTTCTTGCTTCGGTTTTGCTTCGGTTTCGCTTACGTTTTGCTTCTGTTTAGGTTTACTTCCGTTTAA